TAAGCATGGCTATGATCCTTATGATCTGCCTCGCCCCAAAGAAACTCTAGGTATTTACAGGCATCATCAGTGTCAACGAAGTCGATGACCTGACCTTGGTACACCACATCATCAAGATCGAAGTCTAGTAACGCACCACCAACTCCATTGTCAGTGGGGTAGACAGCAGAGCGACCCCAATCCAAGTCATCTGGGTCTACTTCCAGAATTATTTTGATCTTATTCATTCCTTCACCTCCGTTACGTTGGTGTATGTAGTGCCTTTGCTAGTCAGCATGTCCTGCATCAGCTCCATGTCTTGGTCATCAAGGCATCTCAACACCATGTGCTTGGCATCCTCTGCGCTACAGGCAAACACGGTAGCTACATAGTCAGTGCTACGATTGAATGACACCCGATAGTTCTTGAACATCTTCATTGGTACAACATTACTGCTCATTGTTTCTCCTTAGCCTTGGCTAGTTGTAACTCCTCATCTGCTATGACCTCATCCCAGCACCACTTGTGGTAGGTCATCTCGTCTGTGCTATCTGGGACAGGGATGTGGGCTGGCAGGTCATCAGGCCAGAACTTAATATCATCCTCTGCATAGATAGGCTCACGACACCACTCGCACTTAGGGACGTAGTGCATCTTCCTTCTCCTTAACAATGGTGACTTGAGCTGGGTACTGATACAGCTCTGACTCATACAGCATGTGCTTGCATGGGTAACAGGCGTAGGTATCACCCTGCTTTAGCATGGTTTCACCACAGATATCACAGCTAACCTTGATGCTGTTCGATGCTACTAATTCCATACATCCTCCTTATGGTCTGAGTCGGGTGCGCCCCGCGCAAAGCACGGGGGCGCAGCCGAACTCAGGCCGCTTGCTTTGCTTCCTTTGATACAGCCTGCTTGCAGTAATCCAGTACCTTGTTAGCGGCAGTGCTAGCCTTAACAAACTTCTGGCTATCATCCTCTAACAGCTTGGCCCAATGCTCTAGGTAACTGGCATGATGCTCAATGTCATAGTCAATACCATGCTCAGCACACAGGAACACTGCTGATAGCTCAGCAATTAACTCTTCAAAGGCATAGTCAGGTGTACCAAACCTACCTGTCATGTCCCTCTTGAGCCTGCTCTCATGCCCTGTGCTGTGGGCTAGCTCATGAAACATGGTGGATAGGTAACCCTTGACTGTCTTGAACTGGCACAGGTCAGGCATCGCCACCTCATCTGTCAGTGGTCGGTAGCTAGGCTCACCCTCTCGCATCTTCACACCCAGTGCTACCTGTAGTTCCGTTGCTGGTGTTAGATCAGCACCATCATGTACAAACACTGGCTCTTTGACATCCTCAATGCCTTCGAACTGCTCAATGCTTGCTGTATTAGTGACGATCATGAAGGGTGGCTTGGTCACCTCACCTGTATGCTCATTCCTCTCTATCTTTGAGTAGAAATAAATGGGGAATGTCTTGCGTACTGGATCTCCCTTCTCACCCTTGAACTTAAAGCCTAGCTTGATGGCCTTGCTCACTGAGATGTATCGGTTAGATGTATATCCATACTTCTCATTGTGAACCCAGCAACTAACTGCATTACCAATGCCATACTTGTAATCACTAAGGTGATTCATAGGCATCCCACCCTTCGACACCCACCCCTTTTTCCAAGGGGCAGTGCCGTTCTTGATGGCTTCTAGGATAGGCTTAACAACTAGATCAGACTTGGCGGACATGCGGGCCTCCTGTTATTACCTTCTGCTCTCATGCTACTTCCTCCTCTTGTTTAACATCAGATAAGTCCACATCATTACAGATAGGACACGTTTGATCTGGTTGCCACAATGCACCACAACCAGTACACGGTGCTAACAATATGGGTGTTAGCTCAACCCAGTCTTTAGTAACTTCCTTTTCCATTGAATTTCCCTTCCTTAGCGGCACTGAAATACTCAAGCTCTTTCTCTCCTCTCGCTTTGAGTTCATCATTAACCATCCTGAAGTGGGCCTCGTTGCGGTCAGTCTTGTGATGTCCAATACAGCCACACCCAGTAGCCGCCGCGTTGTTACCGCATTCAATTAACTCTGCTGTTTCTATATCACTAAGCAGGTTGCTCTTACCGTTAAACCAAAACTCTCTTGCCATTCCTGTCTCCTCTATATCAGCGAGGGGCTTGACGCCCCGCACAAATGCGGGGGCGCTCAAGCCACGAGTGTGTATATCAATATCAAACACACGATCACTACTGTTGCTTCAATCACATCCAGCCAAGTCATGTGCTAGCACCTTCTCCTTATGTTCTGTTGCCATCTCTAAGATAGGGGCCATAGTTAGAATTGTTTCTTTCATATCAGGGGTGTAGCCACACACACTGTTTTCTTTGCAATCTCTGATAATTGCTAGCTTCAGTGTGTCTAATGCCTGCGCCCTGACATTGGTACTGCTGTGTTCCAGCATCTCCAGCATTGCACCTGCTAACAGCTTCTCTCTCTTGCTACTCATGAATGCCATCTCATATTACCTCCTCATTGATTGATAAAGATAGTACCACATTAGGATAGATCACACAACATCAGCATGATACAGCTATGTTAGTTGGTGCTGGGTGATCGCATGATGGGCAGTAAAACATCCCAGTTCTGAACCCAATCAGCACCTCTCTGTCATCAGTGCTTAGATCTGGAAACACTTTCTGAACCAGCCCACTATTTAAATAATAATCAAGGGATTCCTTGCTGGCTCTAACAGTATGCTCTGCCTTGCAGTAACCACACTCAACGAAGATAGTTCTCATGTGTTTCTCCTTTTATTCCTTAGCGGGGGACACAACGCCCCGCACAAATGCGGGGGCGCTTGTGTCACGCGCCCTCTATTCGTGTGTGTTTGTGTGTGTCAGGCTGAAAGCCTGCCCCATCCCCACGCATCGGTTCGCCCCCTTACCCTCACCTGTTGTTCATGCGGGTTTGATTGTGGGGGTTCGGGGGTTTACCCCCGAAAGAAAGTCGCGCTTGCGCGAGCATAGGTTTGCCGATCTGTGGCACGAACATAAAAAAAGGGAGCCGAAGCTCCCTGTGTATTACTCAATGTCGAGACATTCCATGAAGTCCAGTGCTAGCTGTTCCTGTGCTAGCTCGTAGTCTGGATCTAGCATTGTGTCTCTTTCTTTGAGGATCAGCTCCTGTGTCCACTCCTCAGCGATCTCCCAGACAGTCCTGCTCATGCTACCTCCTCCTTGTTATCGAAGGCTTGATCGTGGCTGGTGCTACCATCACCCACCTGCATTGAATCGATACGCTCCATTGCGTCGAACAACTTAGCCTCCAGTGCGTCGATGTATGACTGCTTGGAAAGGGCTTCTTTAGCGGCTTTGCGGCTAGTGTTGCCGCCAGTGAAGTGGTAGAGATCTTCCAGCTTCTTCTTTTTGTCCTTGGCCTTTTTGTTGAGGTATTCCGCGTCCCTGTGAATCAGTTCGGAACTACAGCTAATGCGGTTGTCACCTAGGTAGAAGGCACTGTGACCTCTGTAGTACGCACCTGCTCCGGTCTTGGCATCATCCTCAGTTTGTTGCTTAAACTCATTCCAGAAGGTTGCGGCGAAGGCGGCTTCAATTTGAGCTAATGTATAAGTTTTCATGTAACACCTCGTAAGTAATTGAGTTAGAACGTATTTCTGAATTGAAATACACCAACAGAACAGCATGAGCCGACTCGGTCGGTTGCGAGCCGCGCTTTAGCGCACGAAGCAACATCAGTGCTAGTCAAGACAAATTGCGAACGGAAACGGGGGTATCGTTTCCTTAATCGCGATTTCTCGCCGTAGTTCGCGAATTAAGAACACCGTGGGTCAAGAGGGGCAATCGTGCTAGGCGTCTTTATGCCAGCACGGGGATGTAAGCGAACGGAGGGTCTTGGCTCGCACTGATGCCCATGCTAGAAACTACAGAGAGTTGGACTATAGGCGCAGTCGTATCGCGCCTACGCAATCCAGCCCCTGCTGTTTGCAAGGCCCATAGGACTTGCTTTAGGGGCGCTGACTTGCGTTAGTCCATTCGTCCGGGCAAGGCGTGATCAGCCGCCCACAACAACGAGACTGGCCCGTGCGAAGACGAGTACCTGTGGTACTCGTAGGGATCTAGCCGAAGCAATTCAAAGGGCCAGCCTTGAGCTTGTCTCGTGAAATAAGAGGGCGGCGTTGTGTAGAGTCTTTTAAGCGCGCCTTGGCGCTACCTTAGTTCTGTTAAGGTACTGACTCTGCTATGGTTTCACACTGACTGAAGTTGCTAGGTAGACCTTCGCTAATACGTACCACCCGTAAGAGAATATACCTAAGTACTGTATAACTGGTATTAACTCTCCGGTTCGTTCTTTTACCCTAACGGCTCCCACCATTCTTCATCGACCAATCCACCTCTTTGGGATCGGTTCCGATAGAAGCTATACGTGCCAACACCTCACGGCTAGTGCGGGTACACCCCGAGAGGGGGGTGACCGCGCATTTCCAGAAGGAGGTGCTACCCCCGCTTACTAGAAATCAAAATAGGAAAACCCTGAAACCCTTATGGCTCTATGTCTAAGACCAGATCAGGCACTGAGATGAAGGATGAATCCTTTGATCCAGACAAGATCAGGGGGTATTTATGTGTAGCTAGTATTGGGTTTGTTGCAATACTGAAGCAATGGCTTGCTTAACTGGAGGAGAGGGTCTATATTCCACAAAACCCTATAGGTAGATTCTATATGAGTCACTATGAGGCACGATCACAAGAGCTTAAGCATACTAAGAAGCAATTAGCTCATAAGTCTAAGTATTCAACCAGATCTGAGATGTCTGTTAGAGAGCAGAGAGCCAGATTGCAGGAGTTGAAGGCTGAGTTCCTTACCCACCCTAAACTTGATAGCTATGTTAAGAAGCTGTTTGATATAGCTTTGGATGATGACCATCAAGGGCAGATGGGGGCTATTAAGCTGATTGCTGATAGAGTCCTACCAAACCAAGCCTTTGCTCATAGTGCTAAAGGTAATAACGCTGTTCAGATCAATATATCTGGCTTAAACGTCGAAGTTCAGTCCAAGGACGTTACTCCTCAAGAAAATGAGGAAGATGTAGTGGACGAACAGTAGTGGCTTCCCTAGACCTCAAGCTACTTCCTTGGCAACAAGAGGTGATGGCTGATGAATCAAGATTTAAGGTCATTGCCGCTGGTCGAAGAACAGGTAAGTCCTATCTAGCCGCTATATCCTTAATACTAAAAGCTCTAGATGAAAAAGAGGGTAAGGTGTTCTATGTAGCACCAACCCAAGGTCAGGCTAGAGATGTGATGTGGCACACCATCTTTGATATTGCTGGTGACATCATTGAACGTAGCCATGTCAACAACCTAGAGATCACCCTAGCTGGTGGTAACACTATCTTCCTTAAAGGTGCTGATAGACCTGATACCTTGCGTGGTGTCAGCCTTAAACACCTTGTCCTAGACGAATATGCCTTTATGAAGCCTGATGTCTGGGAGGCTATCCTCAGACCAGCTCTGGCTGACAAAAAAGGCTCCATGCTAGCCATCGGTACACCCGAAGGCCGTAACCACTTCTACGATATGTATATCGGCGCTAGGGATTGGGATGATTGGGGATACTTCCACTACACCAGCTTTGATAACCCCCTAGTCGATAAGGCAGAAATTGAACATGCTAGGCAAACCCTACCCGCCTTTGCCTTCCAACAAGAATTCATGGCTAGCTTTGATGCCAGAACATCAGGCAACTTTGATCCTGATAACTTTAAATTCTATGAAAAGAAGCCACCTGAAGGCCAATACTATATTGCTATTGACCTAGCTGGCTTTAAACAGACCGGACAACGTAGGGCTAAGAAGCGTGACAACTCCGCTATCGCCTGTGTAAACGTCTGTAATGATGGCAACTGGTACGTAGAAGAGATCGACTACGGACAGTGGAGCCTTGAGGAGACTGTACAACGCATTTTCAGGGCCGTTGAGAAGTACCGGCCCTACCGTATAGGGGTAGAGCGGGGAATCGCTCAGCAGGCCGTTATGAGTCCCCTACAGGATGTGATGCGTAGAACGTCCAGAATGTTCCACATGGAACTTTTAACCCACGGTAATCAGAACAAAGAGAACCGAATACTGTGGGCCTTGGCTGGAAGGTTTGAAAATGGTCTAATCCACCTCAAAAAAGGGGATTGGAATGACCAATTTGTTGATGAGGCGGCTAATTTCCCCTCAAGATTGGTACATGATGACCTGTTAGACGCGCTTTCATATATTGACCAGATAGCTCAAGTGGCCTATCTCGACGGAATTGAATTGGCTGACGAATGGGAGCCGTTGGACGATGCAGTTGGGTTCTAAGACCTGCACTCAATGTAATAAGGAACTGCCGTATAGCAGTTTCCATCGTCGTTCTGCTATGGCAGATGGTTACAGAAGCTCCTGTAAGGACTGTAACAAGAAGTATCAGACTAAAGAGACTTGGACTAAGGCCAACAGGAAGCAAGGCCATGTGCCTTTAGATGAATTGAAGGCTAGGCCCAAGGTTCCCAAGTCTGTCCATTTGGCTAGGCGTAGGGCTACGCTTAAGAAGGCATATAACAAGGCTTGGCTAACAGAGTTTGACCTATTTGCTATTGAGGAAATCTACTCAGTAAGCAAGTTGAGGACTGAAATGACAAACATACAGCATCATGTTGACCATGTAGTGCCACTGCAAGGCAAAGAAGTTAGAGGCTTGCACGTTCCTTGGAACCTAAGAGTGATTACCGCTGACGAGAACTACGCTAAGGGCCGCAGACATGGCTAAATTGGAAGATTTAGAACACATTGGCATAGATCACGGTCTATGTGAGTGGCTTGAAACCTTAACCTTGGAGTGGAGACACCACTATGAAGGAAACTACGAGGACAAGCACGACGAATACTATCGCCTTTGGCGCGGCATTTGGGCCGAGAACGACAAAACCCGTCAATCTGAGCGTAGCCGAATCATTGCCCCAGCACTACAGCAGGCTGTTGAGAGTGCTGTTGCTGAAATTGAGACTGCTTCCTTTAGTCAAGCCTTCATGTTTGACATCGAAGACGGTCAAAAGACTCCACCCCCAGCCCCTCAAGGCCAATCACTCCAAATGCAGACCCCACAGGCCATGCAGGGGATGGGCGGTGGTCCACAAATGCCACCACAAGGGCCACCAAACCCTATGGGGCCACAAAACCAGCCAACCCAAGCCGAAAGCATTGCTGTACGCGATCAGCTCCACAAAGATTTAGACCGTGCTAACTACAGAGCGGCTATTGGTGAGGTGTTAATCAACGCCGCTGTCTATGGCACTGGTATTGCTGAGCTGGTTATTGAAGATTCCAAGGAATACATCCCTTCCACCATGCCATTAGAGGGTATGCCGCAAGAGGCTAACCTTGTTGAGTATGGAACAGAAACAAAGAACCGCCCCATTGTTAAGCTAAACCCTGTTCAGCCTAAAAACTTCTTGATTGACCCCAATGCCACCTGTGTAAGCAGTGCTATGGGCGTCTGTATTGAGGAATTTGTAAGCATACACACCATTGAACAGCTACAAGAGTCTGGTGTGTACAGGGATACATACATTGGCACTGATGCCAGCGACCCATCCATTGATGCTGACCAAGAAATCACTGTTCAGCCAGTAAGAAAGGTAAGGGTTAAGCGGTATTACGGCTTAGTACCTACTGATTTGCTGAAGGAAGAGGCAAACGACTCGAATTTTGAAGATACGGGAAAGTGGACAGAGGCTGTTGTGGTAATTGGTAACGGTCAAATCCTTAAGGCACAGGCTAACCCCTATATGTGCAAGGATCGTCCCATAGCGGCCTTCCCGTGGGACGTAGTCCCATCTAGATTCTGGGGGCGTGGGGTCTGTGAGAAGGGCTATATGAGCCAGAAGGCTCTGGATGCTGAAATGAGAGCAAGGATTGATGCTCTTGCCCTGACCACTCACCCCATGATGGCGGTCGATGCGACCCGAATCCCGCGAGGGGACAAGTTTGAGGTTCGTCCCGGCAAGATGATCCTGACTAACGGCGCTCCGCAAGAGTCAATCATGCCGTTTAAGTTTGGTCAGGTAGATCAGATCAGCTTCAACCAAGCCCAGAACCTACAGTTGATGGTTCAGCAGGCTACAGGCTCTCAGGACGCCGCTGAAATGGCGAAAGGGCCGTCATCAGACACTACTGCCGCTGGTATTAGCATGAGCATGGGCGCTGTTATGAAGCGTCAGCGCCGCACTCTGGTTAACTTTCAGGAATCCTTCTTTAAGCCCCTGATTAAGAAGACTGCATGGCGGTATATGCAGTTTGATCCAGAGAAGTATCCATCAAAGGACTATCACTTCTCTGTTGTTAGCTCATTGGGCGTTATTGCGCGTGAATATGAGGTTCAACAACTAGCTCAAATCTTACAGGTGGTCCCGCCACAGTCTCCTGTTCACGGTGCGATGGTCAAAGCCATCATTGAACACATGAACGTGACCTCTAAAGAAAAGCTGTTGGCTGTTGTTGACCAAGCCAGCCAGCCCAACCCTGAAGCACAGCAGATGCAACAACAAGCACAGCAGATGCAGATGGCATTGCAACAGGCGCAGATTGAAGCAATTCAGGGGCAAGCAAAGGAGTCAGCGGCAAGAGCAGAAAAGTACAGACTTGAGGCTGAGCTGTCGCCACAAGAGCTTGCTCTTAAGTATTCAGACATGGATAAGGATGGCAAAGTCGATGATGACTTTGAGAAGAAGCTACAGCTAGCACAGCAGTTGATGGCTGAAGATCGATGGAATGTAGAGAAACAGGAGCGTGCCAACAAAATGGCTATGGATCAACAGGCCATGCAACAAAAGGAAGCCGAACAGCAGACATTGCAAGACATGCTATCTCAGGATGCCCAGCTTCTTGAGCAAGTCACTATTTCCGATGAGGCTATGCAATGAGCGACTTCAATTTAATCGACATTGTTAACCTGATTAGAGCGGAGATCCGCAAAACTCAAGTCGGCCCTCTGAAGAAGGTAACTGGTCCCGCTGGCGCTCAAGGCCCGATGGGTGAGACTGGCCCTCAAGGTCCGGCAGGCCCACGCGGTAATGACGGCAAGCAAGGCCCAGCCGGTACTAAAGGCAATCAGGGTAAGAAAGGTGACAAGGGCGCTAAGGGTGATGATGGCTCTGACGGCGTTGGTATTGCTAGGGTTGAGCAGGATATTGATAACGCTATTGTTGTCTATCTGACTGATGGCAATAGCTACACCATTGAGATGCCCCTCATTCAAGAGGATGGCTCTCTTGCTAGGGAAGTCCACTACAAGTCTGGTGGTGGCGGCGGCTCTGGTGTTATTGACCTATCTAATTATGTAAAACGCCCGTCTAACGCTCATGGCGGCAAGTGGCTGTTATACAGAGAGCCTGATGGCACTAATCAGGGTGAGTGGGCTCCAGCCACTACTGACCTGATTGAGACTAACGGAATGATTATGTTCCGTGACATCAATGGTCGGTTTGCCCCTACGCCCGAAGAGCTTGATGAGCTAAATACCCAGCTCAAAGTAAACCGTTTTATGTGGGAAAAAATCCAAGAGCTGGACCTCAAGGCAGGCGGTGTAGCTATATCAGATGAAGCCCCCGCTGATCCTGAAAACGGAATGTTTTGGTTTGATAACTCTGAAGATGTCATGCAACTGTTTATCTGGCATGAGGACTCAGACGCATGGCTACCCGTTGCGCCCCCTACAACGCTAGAGGGTAGGGTATCTGCAGGCGAGGCTACACAGCAGGCCATCATTGCCCAGATTAACGAGAGCCTTCAAGTTCAGGCCGACATCATGCTTAAGGTTGGCGAGCTTGAGGTATCCAAAGGATCGGTAGCGCGCTACAAGGTAATGGGTACTGAGTTTAATGTGGCTTCCAGATCGGGCGAGCTTTACGTAAGCAGTCCTGATGCAAGCCAAGTGGTCAACATCAGTCTTGCGATTCTTGACCTAGATGACAATCCCACAAAGCCCTGCAACGAAGATGACATTATTGAGTTTGATTGGCCTGACGGTGGCGTTGCACGTTATCAGGT